ATTGATTGGTCTGCATGTGAGGTTGATGAGTTTATTGTTCTTGAATGCTTTAGACTTATGAATCCAGATGATTACACCAGAGTATGGAATGATTCATTCTTAAAAAGATATGCTACTGCTCTTCTTAAAAGACAATGGGGTCAAAATTTACTTAAGTTTCAAGGTGTTAAATTACCTGGTGGAATTGAATTAAACGGAAGACAAATTTATGATGATGCAGAAAAAGATCTAGAAATTATTAGAGAGCAAATGTCTAATACTTATGAACTTCCACCTCTGGACATGGTAGGATAATGTTATGCTCAACCCATTTTTTCAACAGGGATCCTCATCAGAACAAAATTTAGTTCAAGATTTAATCAACGAACAGTTGAGAATGTATGGTGTCGAGGTGCATTATCTTCCTCGCAAATACATGAATGAGAAGACAGTAATAAGAGAAGTAGTACAATCTATATTTGATGATTCATATCCACTAGAAGCATATGTGGATAATTTTGATGGATATGCAGAGAATCCAACATTACTTTCAAAGTTTGGGATTGAACAAACCAACGAAGTAACTCTTGTTATTTCTAGAGAAAGATGGGAAACATATATTCAACCATTACTTAAAAACGAATCTAATGTAAAGTTAACTACCCGACCTAAAGAGGGTGATTTAGTTTATTTTCCACTAGGTGATCGTTTATTTGAAATTAAATATGTTGAGCACGAAAAACCTTTCTATCAGTTAAGAAAGAATTATGTCTATACTCTGAAATGTGAACTCTTCCGTTACGAAGATGAAATTATTGATACTGGTGTTGCTGAGATTGATGATACTCTGATTGGTGATAATGCAGATGGAACTTCTGAAGATGGTCTATCAACACTACTAGGATCTTCACAAACTCTTACACTAGTAGGATCAGGAGCAACTGCTTCTGCTGTTATTGGATTTAATACTGAAGGATCTATTAGGTTAATCACTTTAAGTAACAGAGGTGGTGGATATACTGCTGTTCCAACCATAGGAGTAAGTTCTGCTCCTGTAGGAGGAGTAACAGGTATTCTTACTGCTACGATGATTAGTGGTATTAATGTATGTAATTTAAATATTAGTGATAATCAGAAATCTGTTCAATCAGTAGTTATTACAAATCCAGGTGCTGGATATACTCTTGCACCCACACTTCAGATAACTGGTGGAGGAGGTTCAGGTGCTGCTGGAACAGTCTTTATAGGTGATGGGGCAGTTGGTATAGTAACACTTACTGATGCAGGTTCTGGATACACTACAGCACCTACTGTAACTATTACTGCACCTGTTGGAGCAGGAAATACACGGGCAACTGCTGAAGCAGTCGTAAGTTCTGCTGGAACCATTACTGCTATTAATATTACTAATGCTGGTGCTGGATATACATCTAGTCCTACGATTACAATTGGTGATCCTTCACTGGAAAATAGTGGTAACTTTAAATTTAATGAAATCGTTACAGGATCTATTACAGGTGTTAAGGGTAGAGTCAGAACTTGGAGTGCTACGACAAATGTTCTAGAGGTGGCAAACGTATCTGGAATGTTTAGTATTGGAGAGAATATAACTGGTAGCACTTCTGGTGCTGTTCATGCACTTAGAGTTGTGAGTGAAGATCCTCCAGAGGACGGATTTGCTGATAATGTTAATATAGAATCTGCTGCAGATGATATTTTAGACTTCAGCGAACAGAACCCATTCGGTATTCCCTAAATATAAGATACTAGGACTATAACAATGTTTGAATATTTTTATAACGAAATTTTGAGGAGAACCATTATCTCTTTTGGTACTCTGTTTAATAGCATTTCCATCAAACAAAGTGGTGGAGAGACGGATGCTAGTATAATCAGGGTTCCTTTAGCATATGGACCTACTCAGAAGTTTTTGGCAAGATTGACACAATCACCAGATCTTAATAAAGCAACATCCTTATCTTTGCCAAGGATGTCTTTTGAGTTTACTGGTTTGACTTATGATCCATCTAGAAAGGTTACTACTACTCAAAAAATTGTAGTTCAAAATCCTAATTCAGATAGTCCTGATGAGAAGAAAGTTTTTATGCCTGTCCCATATAATATGCAATTTGAACTTGCTATTATGTGTAAGTTAAATGATGATGCACTACAAATTACAGAACAAATATTACCTTACTTCCAACCTGCTTATAATTTATCTGTTAACTTAGTAGGTTCTATTAATGAGAAAAGAGATGTTCCAGTTATATTAGAAAATATTACTATGCAAGATGATTATGAAGGGGATTTTGAATCAAGAAGAGTTCTTCTTTATACATTAAGATTTACTGCTAAGACATATCTATTCGGTCCTGTATCCGATGCTTCCAAGGATATCATTACCAAGTCTACACTCAATTATCTTACTGGTACAGATACATCCAATGCACAACGCAATCTTACATACTCTGTTGTTCCAAGGGCAATTCAGAACTATGATGGAACTGTTCTCACTAACTTAGCAACAGATATAACTAAGACTCAAACTGTATTTGAGGTTGAGGATGGAAGCACTATTACAGCATCCTCTGGTTCTACAAGTGTCTACATTGATGTTGGTGGAGAGGAACTCTATGTTAAGGCTGTAGATGGTAATAAGATTACTGTTAAGAGAGGGCAAGACGGAACTACAAAACTTGCACATATTAGAGGAACATCTGTTAAGTCCATTACATCTGCTGATAATGCATTAGTAGAGGAAGGAGATGACTTTGGATTTAGTGGAACTTCTACTTGGAATGGATAATGAAAAACAACTTAGATGATGCTTTTAACATAACACCTTCGGAAGTAAGTGATACTCCAGAAGGAGGTTGTACTACTAGGAAGGATCAACTTACTAATGTGACTAACGTTGGTATAACAAGACCTGATAGACTTACTAAAGATGATATAACAAAAGACTATGAGTATACTCGTGGCAATCTTTATAGCATCATAGAAAAGGGTCAGGAAGCAATTAATGGTATTCTTGAACTAGCACAGGATAGTGAGATGCCAAGGGCATATGAGGTGGCAGGACAGTTAATTAAGAGTGTCTCTGATGCTACTGATAAGTTGATGGATCTTCAGAAAAAACTAAAAGATGTAGAAGAAGAGAATCCACAGAAAGGACCGAATACAGTCAATAATGCATTATTTGTTGGTTCTACAGCAGAACTTGCTAAGCTATTAAAGAATGGAGTAAAGGAACAGGATAAATAAAAAAAGGAGAGAAATCCTGAAGTATTAACATACTCATAAAATGCCGAAAGACGAATTGCCGTCGTTGGATGATTTTACGGAGAAATCTGTAGAATTACCATCAGTCGATGAATTTATAACAGAAGAAGAAGTTATAGAAGAATTACCTTCTGTTGAAGAGTATGTTGTAGATATAGAAGAAAAAGTAATATACGAAAAACCAGATTTACCTTCAATAGAAGAAAAAGTAGTTGATGAATCTTTACCAACTATTGAAGATTATATTGAGGAAGTAGAAGAAGAAATAGAAACTACTGGTGGTATCTCCGTTCAGGAATATAGTCCTGATATGCAGTTTAGGGATTATGAATTTATTGATATTATCAAAAGACCTGAGTGGAAAGAATTAGTTGGTCTTGTTAATGAGGTAAGAGATAATATACCAGACATCCCAGAAATAAAATATTATGATGATGATCTTGAAAAGATATCAGAAACTATTGAAGAGATAAGATCTGAGATACCAATAGTTCCTGAAGTAAAATATTATGATGAGGATATAGAAGAAGTTAAACAAACTATATCTGATTTACCTGAAGTAAAATATTATGATGAAGAAGTTGCTCAACTAGATGAGAGGATTAACAATCTTCCTGAAGTTAAGTATTATGATGATGACTTAAATGCTATAAAGGATAAGTTTAATTATGAAATTCAACAGATAACAGAAAATATTGAAGTAAAAGATTTTGAATCTAGAGTTGATGTTGATACTGTTAAAACAAATTTAAAGGAAACTACTGATAAAATATATGAAGAGTTAAAGAAATCTTCTGATAAAATACATGAATATAGACTTCATCTTAAAGATGATGACAGAAAATTAAAGAAGCAAATACTAGGGCAGTATAATCTTCTAAAGGAGAATATTGAGAAGAAGGTAAAGGATTTTAATACTAAAAATATTGAATCACAAAATGTTATTACCACTTCTCTTAAAGAGTATTTTGATGAACTGCAAGAGAAAATTACAAATCTCCCAGAAGTAAAATATTATGATAGTGATATTAAAGATGTAAGAAAAGATCTTTCAAAATTAAAAAGTAAGTTTACTGATACAGGTTTAGATATTAGTGAACTGCGGAATATCGTTAAGGAATTAAAGGAAGCACAAAAACAGAGTCTTCAAGAGAATCTATTAGCAGAACCACCAGAGGTTGATAATGAAGATCCTTTAACTCCATTAGATACAAATTTTGTAACTCTTGATCAACTACAAGAACATTACAGATTATTTGTTAATAGAGTTCAACAACAACTAGCATCATTTGGTGGTGGAGGAGAAACCAAACTTCAATACCTTGATGATATTGTAGGTATTGCCACTAATTTAAATGCATATAATGGATATGTTCTAAAAGTAGATACTTCCCTAGACGCACCTTATAAGTTTAAGTTTGCAGAAGAAAGTGGTGGTAATACTGGATATGCAAATACAGCAGGTATAGCGACCTTTGCAGTAACTGCAGGAATTGCTACTTATGCAGAAACTGCTGGTATAGCAACTTATGCCACTAATGCTGG